CATCTAAGCCCCAGAAAAAGTCTCTTACAGAAGAAGCTATTCCATCTTGAACTGTTATGTCTGATTCTGAACCTGCTGAAGTTGCATTTGTTATATCATAATCAACTGTAAAGCTATTGGAAGCAGGAAACTGGCTTGCATGATTTGATCGTATTTCTAAAGAAGCTTGATCTACGTCTGATATAAGCTTAACAGTCGTGGCTGGGTTGAAGCCTTGGTTTAAATTAACTGTAAGAATAAACTCTGCGCCAGCAACTGCTTCATCTTCAGTTAAAGAACTGATGCTTGGAAACTTAGCTTTATCAGCATTTTCAACATTTTCAATTCTATATACAGCGCCAAGAATGAGAGCGTTTATATTATTTGCCCCAGCACCATTTTGTAAAGTGACAGCCGCTCCAATATCCGCAGCGCTTAGTCTTGTTCTGATAACTGTTGCTACTAAGTTATTGACGTCGGCGCCTGCGTCGTCAGCAAATGCATTAATTTTTAAGCTTAAGTTATGTATGCTCTCTAGAGATTTTCTCCCTCTAAATGGCTCTAATGCACCGTTATCTGTGTCTTTAAATTGAATATTTTTGATGACATTATCACCATCGTGATCTTTAAAAGTAAGTTTAAAAGTATCGTCGACAGAAGGAAGTGCACCGTTTTCAAGTGAATATGTTAAAACACCAGATGTTGATTCTGTTGTAACACCTGCATCTTTTAAGTACGTGCTTTTGATTATATCATTTTCGCTTGTATCTTTCATGAAGCAACCTAGGAAATATGTGTCTCCATCGATCAATTCTCTTCCGGATTCTTTAGCGGCATGTGGATTATCTTGTAGTTTATCGTCACCATCATATGATACTTGATCACCTACAACAAAACCTGCATCATCACCTACACCTAAAACTCTGAGATAAGTACCTGCTTGTGCTTGTCTCATCCATTCGTTAAGTGCCAAAGGTCCAAACTTATTTGAGTTGCTATCTTTGTGAACTTCTTGCATTGAGCCAAAACATTTATTAAATTGTTCCATTGTCGCAAATGTTTTAGGCACAAAAGCCGGTCCACGACGTGAAGGCCCAACAACAGCTGCAGGAACGCCAACAGGTAGTTGTTCTAAACTACTTACGTCTGATCTATCTATTTCATTAAGTATAACTCTTGCTGAGCCTTGTCTATTAGACATATTGTTAGTCTCCTATTTTTAAATCTATAAAACTATATATTACGGGAATTCAACACCTGAGTTAGTAATTACAAAATCAATTGCAATAAATTCAATAGCTCTTGTAGGCACAATAACAATTTGTCCGTTAAGTCTATTATTATCTACGTCCTGTGCTGTATTGTTTGTATCGTCCATAATAACTCTAAAGTCTTCGATACCTTGATTAATCTGAATATTTGCAAGTTGACTGCTAGCAGAAGAAATAAATCTATTTCTAGTCTTTGAATTGTTTTGCTCAAATAGTAAACCTTGCGCAATTAACTCTATTCTTCTCTTAATCTCTAAAACAAGTCTTCTTACGTTAACTCTATCAAGTGCAGTTCTCTTTAGCTGTGTTGTCTTCTGTCCGAATATAACAAATTGTTTATTTGGAAAGTTTGCAATCGGATTAATTCTAGACTCATACAATGTATCTCTATCTTCAGCGTTAAGCCTAACTGAAATCGAAGAAATAGATTCTAATGCACCTCTTGAAAATCCCGCTGGAGCAAACCAAGGCTGCGAAATGGAATCAGTCAAAGCTAATGCACCAAGTGCAACAATCGATGAAGGCACCAACACAGATCTTCTAGAATTAACAGCAGCTTCGTCAGAGTCACCGCTATCCAAAACTTTTACGTCCGGGAAGTAAGATGCTACATAAGATGAATCCACTTCACGAGTATCAAAATCACCTGCTGTAAGCACAACGTCAGGCTTTGAACTCTCAATGCCTCTTGCATCAACAAAAACTCTTTCGCCAAGTTTGTTATACTGCTCTAAGTCCATTAAGTAAATTGCTTTACCGTACTCTTCTTCAATTCTATCCTTAACAAGATCTGTTACAAATCTATCACGAATATTTGGTATAGCCAAGACATTATGATTAACAACGAGATCATCTGTCATTATTCTAATCGCGTTTTTGTAAGAAGCAATAACATTGTTTAAGTCTTCGCTACCTTGCATAACAGGATTAACTTCAGAACTTAAAGTTCCTCGTATTCCACTTGCAAAGCCATCATCAGCGCCTTTACCGTCTAAAGTCCCTGCAGTATAAACTGAAGCTGCTCTGTCTGTCATAAAGTAAGAATCTCTATCAAAGATGTTCAACCCATCAAAGCCACCACCCATCGGCGCAGTAAACTTTGCCATAACTGAATATTTGTTAAACTTTAAAGTGTCTTCTGCCAAAAGCTTTGCTAAAGAAACTCTGTCAGCACCTGCATCAATATCGTTATTAGTTCCGTCCATTTTAATTAAATGTGCTGAAGCGTCATAGACATCAGAATTAGAAGCATCAGCATTTCTTATGTAAACTGCACTTTTAAAAACATCGTTTGTTGTCCCAGTGACTCCGACAACAGTAGAACCTTTAAGAGCAACCTTTGCCAAAGAAAACTTGTTGTTATTATGACTGTCTGATAGCGAGCCAGAAGTAATCACTGTTTGATCTACACCAAAAAACTTTGTATAGTTTGAAAGAAGCTCGTTAAACTCTGTGCTTTTATTTGCATTATTAATGTCTAAAACGCGTGTAGACATAAGACCCCAGTGTAGAGCAAAGTTAACACTTTCAGACGGAGATGCATCACCTAAGAAAGTTTGTTCGTAAGATTGATTTGTTCTAATGTCACCGTTTGTTACTTTAAATCTATAAGGCAGAGGAGGCAAAATAGAATTTAAAAGTTGAATGTCCTCTGGATCACCGTTGACCGAGTCTACTACAGAAAGAAAATAATTGCCACCATCAGCGTCTGTTGCGTTTTGATTAAAGTGTAGAGCGTCAATGCCTCTAAACCCAAAAGGAAGTGTTTTTGCTGGAACTTCGCCTTGCATAATTGCATCGCTAACAACAACTCTTACTTTCTGTGAATTGTTCTTAAACGTACCTTCTCTTACAAGTCTTCTTTCGTTTTCACTTGCAGCATCAAAGTTAAAGTATACCTTTTGATCACCAATTACTCTGCTTATAAAGTTGCTAGAATTAGGATCTAAAGAACACTGGTTAAATGTTTCATAAATAATAGGTGATTCATCTGTATCTTTTAAATCTCTAACTGTAACTGTAAACGTTCCATACTCATCAGTTGGATCTGTGCTTGCTCTTAAGTTAGATATAGATATTTTATATTTATCATTTGCGTAAGCACCGTCGTCCAAAGAATCGAAATAAAACAAGTCATATTCACGTGAACCAAAAGGTTGCGAAATAAACATTGGTGAAGTTGCTGATTTAAATCTTGACTCAAAGTTTTCAAAAGCACCTGCAAAGCCATCTGTTTTTTCTTGTAAAAGTGAGTATCTCGCACCTACTGCAGGTTCTGCAACTTCTGCATCAATAGGGAAATGTGCGTAGAGAAAATGCTTTTTACTTTCTAAAGCAAAAGGATCTGTATTTAAAACCTTTGATATGTACTTGTCGCTACCTGGATCTAAAGAAAAAACGTAATCTAGACTATCACCACCTTGGCCTGCATCATCACGAAACCTAATGTAGAAAAGCTTATCTTGATTAACAGCTAAACTATCTGCATCTACAATAAAACTATCATTACTTTTAGATAAAGGAACGATAGAGTAGTCTTTGTGAGTAATAATCATTGCTCTAACTATATTAACAAGTTTATCATCACCATCTGGATTATTAACGTTACCGACATCAAGCATGTTAGTAGTAAAAGAGTCGTTATCGTTTATAGATCCTAAACCAAGCCATTCTCCGTCGCTAACTGTGTGTGTAGATGCAAGAAAATAAGAAGCGCCAATTAATCTTCCTACACCACCACCAGTAGTATCAGGTCTCGGTGTAAATTTAAATCCAGCGTTTTCTTGGCTTTTGAGTCCGCTGCCTAAAACTCTGCAGAAAGTTAGTGCAGAGTTAGTTGTGCTATTTCTAAAATATTCTGCTGCTGCATGACCGCCGAGTCTATTTGGGTCAGGTTCACCAAAAATTCTAATATATTCTTCTCTAGATGTAACTGTAGTGGGTACGAATGCAGGACCTCTTTTTGACGTTGATATAACTCCAACAGGCGTCGCTTTTGTTCTGCTTATTGGTCTGCTTATTATCTCAATTTCTCGTTCAAAAAAGCCTGGAGACTTAAATGTCTGCTCTGCCATGCTATTTCTCCTATTTAGTATTATTATTTGACATTATAAATATACATCAATTTTACTAATTATCATTATTTGATATATTAAAAATCAATTCAGCATATTTTTCGTCATAGACTGTTTCGCCTGAAGTATTTTGAACTGCTCTTACTTTAACGATATTCCCATCTTGATCTTTTACGTCTACTTTTGTGTGCTTTCTTTCATTTGTATATTTTTCTGCAACAGCATCATATTTTTGCAAATTGCCCGGTTCTGCAACAAAAGCACGTGATTTGTCATACTCTAAAAGATTTTGTAAATTATCAATATCAGTTACACCTGTAATTTGTGAAATAAAACCGTCATTACTATTTACGTCTTCAAGCAACATTCGAGCGTCTGCAGTATTTGCAGGAATTCCTTTGATTTTTGGATCAATATCTTTAGCACTTTGTAAAACTTCAAAAGAAAACTTTGGTGCACTTATAAGAGACTTAATTCCTACTTTTCCGCCTCGTATATTAGGAGCAAGAATATAACCTGTTGTAGATATTGTCATCGAGTATTTGATGTACCTGTGCGCGTCTGTATAATCTGCGTAGTTTGTATCTTGCGAAAAAGAACTTTCAACAAAAGCAGGAAACCAATATCCTTTCTGACTTTCAACTCTAAATTGTTGTCCAGGATTAAGTGTGTAAGCACTCATTATCGTTTCCAATAGTTTGTTCATTTGTTGCGTAAAAGATGACCACACAGTAATCTCGTATGTCGTACCAAAGTATTTTACAGGTGGTATTTCTATGGTTTCATAGATATTATTTTCAAGATCAGGTTTTAAACTAAAGTTTGGATTTTTTAGATCGCTTTCTTTAGATGTATAAGAAAGATTTTGAATGCCTTCAAAGTTATTTAGCTGTCGCCATGCGGCATTATTGCTAGCAACTCTTCGTGCAACAACTTCAGGAAACATTTTATTATTTGCAATTCCTTTCGAAGGATTATTTTCAATTGCACCTCTTGAAATAGAAATAAGGGGAAGAATTAATGCGCCTCTTTTATCAGTAATAGGCATTTTTCTTCTTAAGAGCGCAAATCTCTCACCGGTTGCAAAAACAACTGGGACTTTTTTTGTTTCTCCCTCAAGATCGTAGTAAAGAGGTATTTGTTTATCGAATAAAGAAAAGACAGCGAAGTCAAGATCTTCTAGTCCGCATGACGGGATAACATAGTCATATGACTTTTCGTCTTCATAGCCTGATATTACTTTGTTATCTTGTTCTGTATTGCTATCAAATCTTGTTGCCATTATTCATCTCCGTAAAAAGAAGACCCGATTCCATTAATACTCTTTGTAGTGCCGTCAGGTGCTACTTTTTTAGGACCACTAATTGGTTCTTCTAAAACACCGTCTTCTCTTAGCTGGCGTTTATCAGTTTCTGTTGTTCCTCTTTGCTGTTTAAATGTAGTCTGAATTGCATCTTTCTCTGTGTAACCTTCATATGTAGGTCCAATTGCATTCTTGAATATATGTTCAGCACGCGCCTGCTTAGCTGTAAGTTTTATTGATGCAACGCGTTCAATTTGACCGTAAACTAGCTTATCATATATGAGTGATGTTATTTCAAAGAAAAATTCGCCATAAGATAAATAGTCACCTTGTCTAATGTTAAGATTTCTGTCGATAATATCTCTATCATGTATGTAAACAGTAATTGTTTTTATTTGTTCATGACCAAACTGTGTAGTCTTAACTTCAGACGGTTGCCATTCCACAAGACATTCTATTTCAACAGGAGGATTAAATATTTTATAGACAGACTCTTCGTAAACGTCGTGTATGTCACTCAAATCTTCTCTAATTGTATAGTAATATATTTTTTGCCCTGCTACGTCTTTAATAAGCTCTTTGGTAATATCAGCAAAAAAATCAACTTCTTTTTGTCCTATAAATAAACGCGCCATCTTTATTATCCTATTATAATTGCTTTGCCATTAGGCACAGGTACTCGCTTTAATATATTAAGCATTGTTTCGCTCTGAGCAGCATCAGCTTCTAATAACTTCTGGTATGTTAATTTGTCAAGCTGCTCATTTAAAGAGTCTATAAGCTTTTGCTGATCATCTCTACCTTGGCTTAACAAATCAGAGCCATTTAACTGGACATCACTACCAGGAATAGGCACAGAACTAAACTTTGATCTAATAAGTCCTAATGTTTCTTTGCATAGTGCAAGTGTATACTGTCTTATCCATTGTCTAGACATTTGATTAATTTTACTATAAGTAATATTTCCAAAAGGAACGTTTGACAAGTTTGAAACGCCGTCTATAGACTCGTCCCCATACGGCAGATTAGGCGAAAAAGGATCTGTAGGGAAAGAAAATTTAATGAAAAGATTCATAGGATTATCTTGTGTAGGTCGAGGATAAATTCTTAAATTTTGTCCTTGTAACTTATATGAGTAATTACTTCTTCTAACTCTATTTGATATGTCTAATTGACCTGCTCTTAATAAATCTTCAAAAACAGGCAAAACATAAAATACAGTTTCTGGTGTAAAAGATTCAAATGCAAATTGATTATTTAAGTAGTTAATTGCTGACGTTGTATCAAAAAATCGATATGCAGCTTGAGGAGAAAAGTGAAATATCTCATTTACTTTAATCTTTGTCATTGAAGCAGTCGGCAAAACTTTTTCTTTATAGACTGGATTAAATAAAGATTTTTGTGCTGGATCGTTATTGTACTTATCTAAGTTTAAGACAACATCGTCTGTAGGTATTTGGAGTTCTTTATAGATGTTATAATCTTGTTTGTTGTGTTGTAACTCTATAAATCCGTCCAAAGAATTGTTTACACCACCAACAAAAGCTTCGCTAGCATAAGGTTCAGCTCTTCTTAATAAATATTCTAAAGTCTCTCTAGGAAATCTTTGCTCTTGTCCATTAGGACCTACTTTTTTATCTTCAATAGGCACTGCTGGAGGATTATTATCTTTAGCAACAATTTCACCATTGTCGTATTGACCTTCAACATTTTGTGCTAAAAACCGAGGATCGTTTACGTTTTGTATTAACAAAGGTTGCGTATTAGCATCCAATTCATCGCCGTAATAATAATTTCCAAGTGCATTTTTTTTATATGTTTCAGTTGGTCCAGTCTTGAGACCAAGTATGTTAGACATATAAGATTCAGCCTGATGAGCATTTATTTTTTTTGAAAACTCAAATGTAGCTTCTTCAAAGTTTGCCCATATTTGCTTATTTGTCAACTCTACCGACATTACATCATCGCCCAATCGACGTTTAACGTATAAAACAATTTTATCTGCATCTTCTTGAAAGTGGCTATCACTATCAAATGAGCCAAAAGGCGTCGGCTGATTACTTAGCATGCTTAAAAATGAAGCCATACATAACTCCTATAATCTTTTATATACATATCTAATTATAAAAGTCTTT